CCAGGTTGTCCTGTAATTTCAATTGTCTGTGATGGCAGGAAGAAATTACCTTGATACTGTACAGTAAATGTAGTACCAATATTACTGGTTACATCTAGTCCTACACCAGATTTAGTTATCTCTTGTCCTGCGTCATTGTCCAAATATGTGTCAAGATAAGTTCCTAAGTTTGATGAAAATGATGTCTTTGTAGACTTTGATCCAAGATCTGGCACTTGAAATTGATTGTCAAGTAATGTTGTATCTGGTTTTTTATATCTACAGTTTATACCTGTGCCTAATATGGTAGCAAGTTCTGGAAATACTTCTGCCTGATAGACTGCACCATCACATCTCAAATAACCAGCAGGAAGAGTTTGTGCTAAAGTAGGATCCTCTGGGTCTGATGATGATAATTGATTAGACCAGTTTATAATAGAACCAGTAAGAGTTCCTAATTTTCCTTTTTCTTTTGAATATAATACTGCCATTAGTATGCTCTGATGATATACAGTACGACTAAGGATGGTGTGTTAGGATTAATCTGTACACTCAATCCTCTGTCTACATCTATTGGTTCTAAGTTTCCAGTAGTCATATTATTTATGAGTATAGTGTTAGGTAAATTCATTTGTCCTAACGTCATTGCAATATCAATAGTGAAATGATTGTGAGATCCTAATGAGTTAGCAGTGAATGCATCACCAGTATGATTTAATGTGGTAGGATATGGAAAATCTCTACCAACTGCCTCTGGAGGTACGCCAAAATAATCTCCCTCATCAGTAGTTGGAGGAGTAGAACCATTACCTCTTCTTGCTAATGGAACTTGATCAGATACATAATAGTTTCTTTGTCCTAAGTATGTGCCAGGTGGTGGAAATGGAGCAGTAACTGCTGGTTGTTGTACTGGTACAATACATGAGTTGTCATCTTGATATGAAACTGTTTGTCCATATGCCTGTACTGTCCTAGGAACTGATGGCACTGCTGGAATTACGTTGGAAGCATTACCAAAATGTTTATGGTTATTTAATGATGGAAGTGAATCAACAGCAGGGTCATATGCAGTCCATGTAACTACACCAGGATCATATCTATCTGCTAATGGTTCAGCAGCGGTAGCACCCGTGTCAGATCCCGTTGTATATTCTGAACTTGCAACTTCAAAATATCCAGCATCAAATAATCCAAGATAACCACCACCTATTTCTACTGATGGATAAAAACCATCTGGTGGTCTTGGGTGTGTATGTGTTGCAGTATGTTCAACACCTAGTTTTCTAGGTATAGTTCTAATGGTATCAAAATATGATGGAGGTTCGAGAGTAATACCTTTTATCTTTCCTGCTAGTTCAGACTCAACTGCTGCTTGAAATTGTACATCAATATATGATAGTACATTTGATAATGGTTGCTGACCCTCAAATCCATTCAGTGAAACATAAGGTCCTATGACCTGTAATTCTTGTGGAGTTAATTGATTACTTTCTAAATCTATGAGTGCTTGTTGATTTAGTGTTGGTAGATTAAACACATCATCATCGTTATAGGATGGATATGAATTTGATATACCAATAAATGGTTGACCAGTCTCTACTATAGGACCGTATAAATTACCCAATATTTGTGCCAATAAAGGATAATCTCTTGCTTTGAGTTGACTACCATTACAGACGATCCAACCTTTCGGTATGGCATCTGGAGACAGTGCTGACTCACTTGTACTACCAGTCCATGGCATTATTGTGCCTATGGGACTGGCTTTCTGTGCTTTTATACGGTTGTAACTTGGCATTTATTATACCTCCATTAACCACCAACCTTGTACGCTGGTTGGGATGCCTATTTGATCATTACTATCGGTTGCACCAAGATATACTAATGCGAATCCTGCGTTAGGAGTCTGAACTACAAGTTCACCAGATGGATATGGAGTTAATCTATCTCCAAATAGTGTTCCTGTTGAGTCACCTTGTATTGGTGTTCCACTAGTCTCAGGAGTTCTGATAACTAATGTTGTGTCATACTTCAAGTTACCACCTACATCAATCATTCTTACAACATCACCTGTTTGTGGTGCTGCTGGTAGTGTAACAATTAATGTTTGTGTATTCTGAACATTGACCATGTATATTATATTTGCAATCAATGATAGATCTGCTTCTGGTGACGCTGCGGATAAGTATCTTGTATGTCTTGCACCACTTGATGTAGTGAAGTTTGTTAATCCGAATGCATCAATCGAACGATCTTGTTTGATAGTGTATTCACTACCACCATTTATACCTAGATTCTGTACTGAGAATACATCTGACTCTGTTGGTGATGCTGATGATACACCTGTGACTGTTAGAGTTGTCTTAGCAGTTACGTTACCTAAGTTGTCAACTGAGAATGATGGTGTGCAATTTAATGTTAGGAGAACGTTTTCTGGGCAGGATGATGGATATAAGAAGAAGTCTCCTCTAGCAAGTACACCAGCATCCCAATATAATAGACCTTGGTGATCAGCATGTCCGTCATCATTAACAAAGTGGAATAGTTTTGTCTGTTTAACACTATCGTAAATTACAAAGTTACCACCCGCTAGTGTTAGGTTATCTGTGACATTTAGACTACCCTCTCTATATGACTTAGCACCATCACCAACTTGCTCATTCATCACTGATGTATGAGTCTTACCATATAATCTACCAGTTACAATTCCAAGAATTTCAACACCAGTAGTTGTATTTCTAAATCTTAACCACTGTTTGTAGTCCAGTTTAGATTGTGAGATATATCCTCTCTCTAGTATTACAGAGAGATAATCATTACTTACACCAGCAACTAATCTTTGTCTGATCTGAGCATCAGTTACGAGAGATTGTGTCTCATGTTTGATAACTCTTCTAACAACATCAGCAGCACTGTGACTCATGTTGACTGTTCCTTCCTGTGCTCTAGTTGCAACGATTGTATTCGTTCCATCTACAACATCAGTGATTGTCATAAATTCAATCTGACCAGTTACACCTGTGAATGATGCTAGAGGTCCTACAGCAATTAAGTCTCCTATCGCAAACTTACCAGTTCCTTCTCCAAGAGATTGAACTGCAATCTGTAAAACAGATGCACTGTTACCAGCAGCAGTTGATATAATAGTTGTATTAGGACCATTACCCTGTATTGACTGTGGATCTGCGTAGTAACCATATGTGATTATCTCTGATGCATTCAATGCTGTTGGTAGATCAGCATTTGTAAGAATACTACCACTGCTAGACCATGCTAAGTTGACATCAAATCTACCAGCATGTGTTCCGATTGTTGTTGTTCCTGAGCATGTATCAACATCAAATGTAGTGTTGAGTCCACCATCAGTTGTAGTCAGTCTTTCGTTCCTGCTTGCTCTGAATGTAGTTCCAGTTACTGACTGTGCTCCAATAATATTGGATGTTAAGTAAATAGCACCACCAAATACAAAGTCAACAGCAGTATCTTGTAGTAAAAAGAGTGGTGATGAATCTGTAACGACAGATAGAACATCGCCCTTCTTAATATCATTGATTGTCTTACCAGAAGTTGTAATTGATACGTTAGTAATTACATTTGATCCAGCAGCAGCATCACCTAAGAATGAAATATCACTGAGAGTACCACATCCACCAGACATATTGAGTGATGAATTGATTGTAACAATAGAACCAGGTACGGCTGGGTTACCAATTTGTACCTCACCTGTTACAGAGTTAACTTCAAATACATCTAAGTCTGGGTCAGCACAATTAGAAACTCTAAACTTCTGTACTTGCTGATCTAATGATGTAATAACCTTGATATATTCTGGAACTTTTGGTGAATCATCTCTGTCAACAATGATGTAATCATTGCTTGTTAGATTACCACCAAACTCAGATAAGTATACACTATCAGTTGCACTGGTATCATTGTCAAGTGCTTGCTCTGTCCATGTAGCATCAAACTGTACGTTAACCTTGTATATTGGTGTAGTATCAACGTGATTACTTAATACACCACCAAATGCACCAAATGGTTGACGCTTGACTTTGATGTAGTAAGGTGCTTCACTTATTCTTGTAAGTTCTACAACTTGTAGAATCTCTGGATGACTGGTTGCAGATGATCCTGCACCAACAGTAGCACTATCAACTATGATATAGTCGTTAGTTCCAAAGTATGGATCGCCATTTGCTTTGACTGGAGCAAACTTAAGTGGTAAGTAGTACTCATCGCCAGATAGACCAGATAATATAATTGGTTCAACTGCTCCACCAGTATTGATTGAGTTCTGATATGATGCTCCACCCCATTGTCCTGCACCAGCAGTATCAACTTGGTTGTATCCTTCTTCGTTTGTCTGTTTTACGAGTACATTTAAGATGTCAACGTTCTTATTGAATAATGCCTGTGATATAATACCATCTTCATGTGAAACTATATCTGTTCCTAACTGTGCTCTTCCACCAGTAAATGCGAATGATGCAACACCACCACAAAGATGGACATCACCATTAAACTTAGCAGATGCAATAACTTCTAACTGGTTATTGATAGTAGTCTTACCACCCTGACCAGCGACATTAATTTCAGATGCGTTAGTAGCAAAGTTAATGATTGAAGGTCCTCCAGAGTTGGAGAAGAAATCAACCTGTGATGCTTGAGACTTAAGTTCAACAGTATCACCACTTGCTCTGCGGAATCCTAACCACATATCACCATCAACTCTCAAGTTTCTAGTCTTGATCTTGGTGTATGATAAGTCTTCGTTAGTGTTAGCATATGCACCACCAATTTCTACCTTAGAAATGCTAGTGCCAGCACTGTCAGGTGTTGCACCTAACCATAGGTTACTGTGTGCAGATGAACCACCAACATATATGAACTGATCTGCAGTGCTATCATTGAATAGATTAGCAGTTGTAACCTGACTACCTATGTTTAATGTACCAACGAATGTAGTATCATCGACTAGGTTAAATGTTCCTGTTGTCTGTGATGTTCTGATCTCAGCAATTACACCATCGCCATTAACTTCGATGTCATGCTCAAATCTAGCATCAGCAGTGAATCTTGATGTTCCTGCTACAACCAGAGCTCTGTCTAGGTTAGCATTACTTACATTGATACCAACACGACCACTGTTTGTAGTTGCTATTCTGAATACTGATATGTCATTAGGAGCAGAACTATCTCCACCAACTAATAATGCATTGTCAACAGCAGTCTTATCACGATCAGCAAACTGTGTATGCTGTAAGAAGTCAGCAGTTGTTCTACCACTGATGAATGCTGTACCAACAACATCTAAGTTAGCACGTGGATCTGTTGTAAGGTTATCAACAAACGCATTTTCATATGCACTGTGTGGTGCTCTTGCGACTGTGTTAATACCTAACTTGTAATCACCAATAGTTTCTGTCTCTGTTCTTAATGCTTCACCACCTAATACACCAACTTCCTTGAAGTTAGAGTTAGAGAACTCAATGGTAGGTGCTGTCGCTCCTACAGCAGTTCCAGCAATGATTGTCTCCCATGGTTGTGTTGCCTGTGGAATCTGATCAATAACTTGGAAATGACAGTAGTTATTTGTTGGTGAGAATGGATCGCCAGGTTTAGCAGCATATATCTGCCATGTTAGATTTAATCTAGGATCATAGTAGAAGTTCTTAATTCTAATCTGTGAACTAGATGTAATTCCAATCTCTTGGTTAGTAAGAGCAACGCCACTATTAAAGTCTCTGAACTCTAATTTAACAACGTTTGATCCATCAAACACAATATTGTCAATACTATTGTTAGCAATCTGTGCAAAGTAGTTAGCGAGGATCCAACCAAGAGAACCACTCTTACCTATTTCAGATCCCTTAAGTAATACATCGCCTGTTTTTGCTAGTACACCACCATAATTTACAAACTGTCCTGCGTTTATTCTAGATCCGCCGTTTGCAATCAATGGAGATTGATTAGGTGTGATGTTAGAAGCAACACCCGCTACAGTATGTGTCTGGAATAAGTATCCCTGACCATTACCTCTAGCATTAAACTGGAATACAGCAGATTTAATTGTGTTCTTACTAATTCTGATGTCACCCTCAGTTGGAGGTGAGAATGAAGTTCTGTCTAGTCCTTCATCCTGTTCTAGTTGTGTAACTGGATCAACAGATGTGACATTTGAACGAATGATCAAAGCATCACGTGCCTGTGTAAGATCAGAATCTTGAACAGCAATGGTGATAGGTGATTCAAATGTGTTCACCAATTCACCGTCACCACCAACAACTGTAATATTCTGGTTGAATGTTACAGGAGTATCGAAGGTAGTAACTAATCCTCCTAGTGTATCATCCTCATCTCCATCATCTACAAGTGTTGCCCTGTCTATGAATGTCTCTTCACCAGTGATAGCATTGATTCTTCTGTTACCAATATACAAGTCACCTTGTGAGTTGATACCAGTGTAGAATACAATACCACCGTCTTGTTTCTTGGACTGTGCGTAGAAGTCTTCGTCTGGTGTGAGTACAACTTCTTGTCTTGCTGGTAAACCAGTACTGTAGTTACCTGGACCGAAACCGAGGTATTCAAATGTGTGGTTTCCTGCTCTTGCGATAGATGGTCGTCTAAGTTCGACGTAGTATTTCGTATCTGTTATTGATACAGCACCATTACCACCAATCGGTATCTTTCTTTGTTCAGATCCTGATGCAGCGTTACCACTTTGTGCTTCAATTGTATATGATCTTTCGATAAACGCTGGTTGTTCTGTCAAGTCTGCAACCATTTCTCTGGTTGTTGATCCTTTGAAATCGTTGACTGTAACAGCACCATGTACATAGTTATCAGCAGCAGAGTATGCTTGTGGTGGATCAATTAATCCAGCATAGTAATCTTTCTCTTTCTGTGTTGTACCAGAGTTGTTGAACCAAAGAGGATCGTTTCTATAGTTTAGAGGATATAGTTTACCGACTGGTTGTGAGAACTTAAACTTCTTAAAGTTGTTAGTTACACCAGCACCAGTTGGGAATGGTGAGATATTACCACGTAGTGCAGTTAGATAGTAAATACCATCCTGCTGACCTGAGATACGTTGTTGTAATGTCTCATATCCAAAGATATAGAATGTATCTTCAATAACACCAACATCATCAACACTATCAACATAGTATTCTACACCAGCGTCATCTTGTATTCTGTCGCCAGGTGTGATTGTGTAAACGTTCGCACCGTTTTGCTTGTAGAAAAACTGGGGATTATTTTTTGCAATTTGGGTCTTAAGAGGTAGTGATTTGCCCATATCCTGATCCTCTAGCATGTCAGCAAAGACTGTGCCTTGAGTAAATCTTGTATTGGCGTACTCACTATAAACTAGATCACCACCACGAATATTCTTGATGATAATATAATGCTCACCATTTATGGTGTAGTAAGCATGGATATTTGCAAGACCTGATGAGTTACCAGCAAATGAAACTGCGTTGGTAGATGATGCAAGATTATTTACTTTGCTTGTTACGAAGTTACCACCCTGTGGTGATGTGATCTTAACTGTAGTAAATGTCTCGTTTCTTAAGCCAGGGAAGTTCTTAGTATCGACACCATGATCAAATAGTGTTAGTTCTAAGTATTCAATGCTGTCATCTAATATGTCCTTAACTTTACGTCCAGACTCGATTGTTGCTTGGATACCAGATGTGAACTTAGCAAATGCTCTGTATTCAATACCAGCACCTGTTGTGTCTCTTCTGTATGGATCGTATGATCCAGATGTATCACCAATAAATTCACCAGCATCAACTGGGTTCTGGAATCTAGCACCATATACACTACCAACAACTGGTTTTAGTAGGATCTTCTGTGGTACTAACTTACGTGTGTCGTCAGTTCTAGTCTTAATAACAAATCCATTGATAGGATCTCTAGCGTTCTGTAAGTAACTAGGAATAACCATACGAAGTTTGTATGTTCTCTCATCAGCAATACGATTGTCTTCTAGACGCTGATACCACATGTCAGTGGATCTTTGTCTGTCTGCGTAGTCTGACTCCTTAATTCTCCAGAATATATTATTTTTCTTGACGTTATCTGGTTGTCCAGTAACTTCATCCCTACATTGAATGTACCATTTACCACTTGTTGCGGTAGCGTCAGTAAAGCCAGGATCAAACTTCATTGGTGAACGACGTTTGTTAGCAAATACATCAAACTTAGTTCCACTCTGACCAGATGCAAATGTAATTGGATTTACATTGTTAATAGCATCAGCATGTGACTTGTGTAATGTGATTACCTTACTGTTCTGGTAACGAGTGAAGAACTCAACGTTAGGATTAATTCTACC